TAAGAGGGATTATCAACACCAAGATTATCACACCACCAATCGGGAAATCCTTGTAGCCTTGCACATTCGGTGGGAGTTAATCTGCGTACCGTGTATTCTGGTTCTGCTTTAGCAACTGCTCCCGGACCTTTGGCAACGAGGGTTGGTTGAACCTCTTCAGATACCGAAGGAGCGAACTGTGCGTTCTTTCCTTGATTCATAGCATCTCTGCCGATACCGTAAGCAACGGCTGTGGGATCTTTGTAATCCCTTGCCATCAAAGTAGGAGATTGATTCTCTGTAGTCTGCATATAGGAGCCTGTGGTCATGGCATACACGGCATGACGGTCGGTTGCATTAAGGGTAAATGAAACATCTTCGTTGATGCCATCACCCTGCGGACCGTTTTCGTCCTTGCGGCCAATCATAGAACCTTGCAGTACATAGGCTTCTACAACAGCAATGCCGCCCTGGTTGCAGGTCGGATTACCGCCGTTTCCGTCCAGCGTTCTTGTGGTGTCTGCCTTATAAAATCCACTGTTAGGATTATCGGATTTCATGGAATTGGAGTCCTTGGAGCAGATGCCATAGGCTTCCAAAACACAGTTGAAGTTGTCCTTGTCCGGCATCCGCTGACTGCCACCGGCATTGTTTGCGGTAAGCGTGGGAGATGTTTGACTGCCATCCCATGCACAGGGAGCAAATAAGGTTTGGTCATTGTTGCAGGACAGCGTAGCAGATACATCTTCCTGAATCAGAGGACCCTTGCCGCCACCCTCACAACCGGAGCGAATCTTCAGAAGCAGAGGTACATTGTTTCCGCCTGTTCCCATGCGAGAAGTCAGCGTCTGCACCTTGCCATCCTCGGATACCTTGATGCGACTGTCGGTTGGGTGGTTTTCCAGTGCCACCGCCGCAGGCACAACACCGGCACGAAGGGTTGGTGACATCTCTTTCTCATAGCCAATGGTACGGCTCTTTGCGGAATGCTCCGTGCAGAAGCCGGCCGACTCCATCACGCAAGGTGGATGGTGTGCTTCGGCTCGAAGGGTTGCTGTGACATCTTCGGTTATATCCATACGATTGCCGCCTTGGTCGTTCAGTACGATATCATCTGTCAAATAGCCGTTGTATCCGTCATAGCCTGCCGCATGAGTGCTTTCTTCAGCACCTCCGGCAGTTCTTTGCCACGAGCAGAAGCTCTGCGGAGAATACCCTGACAAGCCTTCGTACTCAAATAGTATTTGCTCGGCACTCCCACCTGCAAAATCTGCGACAAGGAAGATTCTGCGCCTTCTCTGGGGAACTCCCCAAAATTGAGCATCGAGGGTTCTCCAGGCAACAGAGTAACCGTCTCCCAAGATGCCTCCCGCATAATCCCATCGTCCTTTCGGAGGTTCAGGGATAGTCTGGTCTGTATCTTTGACCGCATCAACTTGCTTGATGCTGCAGACTGCTTCGAGGACACTGCGGAAGTCTTGCCCCTTGTTACTTGAGAATGCACCGGGGACATTTTCCCAGACGATGTATCTCGGCTTTTCACCATTGGTTGCACACCTCATTTCTTTCACGATTCGGATGGCTTCATAAAATAGATTTGAGCGTGAGCCGTCCAAACCCGCTCGTTTTCCCGCCACGCTCATGTCCTGACATGGTGAGCCGAAGGTGATGATGTCCACCGGCTCGATTTCGCCGCCGTGCATTTTGGAAACATCTCCGTAATGCTTCATGAACGGCAAACGCTTCGTGGTCACACGAATGGGAAACGGCTCAATCTCCGATGCCCACACAGGAGTGATGCCGGAGAGTAAGCCGCCCAAAGGAAAACCCCCGGAGCCGTCAAACAGGCTTCCGAGGGTCAGTTTCTTATTCAGTTCCATTTGCGACCTCCTTGTATTTGTAGGTCTTACCGTCACGAAGGACAGTAACATCATCGCTTTTGCCAACCTGCTCAATATAGCGGTTGACGATGACATCGCAGAACTTTTCATCCAGCTCGATGGTACAGCAGATGCGGTCGGTCTGTTCACAGGCAATCAGCGTAGAACCGGAACCACCGAAGGGGTCGAGTACCACCGAGTTCGCCATGCTGGAATTGCCAATGGGATACGCCAGAAGTGGGATCGGCTTCATGGTAGGATGGTCACCGTTCTTCTTGGGCTTATCGAACTCCCAGATGGTGGTTTCCTTACGCCCGGTGTACCACTGGTGCTTGCCGTTTTTCTTCCAACCGTACAACACGGGCTCATGCTGCCACTGGTACGGAGAGCGGCCAAGTACCAGCGACTGCTTTTTCCAGATACAGCACCCGGATAAATAAAAACCCGCATCGGCAAATGCCCTGCGGAAATTTAGACCCTCTATATCGGCATGAAACACATAGATAGATGCGTCATCTGCCATGCAGGAGTACATATTCTGAAATGCGGCCAGGAGAAATTCGTAGAACTTATCCTGTGTCATGTTGTCGTTCTTGATTTTTCCTGCTGAACCTTCGTAGTTCACATTGTAGGGCGGGTCGGTAATAACCAGATTCGCTTTGCGACCGTCCATGAGAACTGTGTAGGTGTCGGGGTTGGTGGAGTCACCGCATACCAGTTTGTGTCTGCCAAGAGTCCACACATCGCCACTTTTGGTGAAGGTGGGCTTTTGAAGTTCGGCATCTACATCAAAATCATCTTCTTTGGCTTCGTCAGTAGGAAAGAGTGAAGCAAGCTCCTTTTCATCAAATCCCGTGAGTCCCAAATCGAAGCCCAATTCTTCGAGACCTTCCAATTCAACTCGTAGCATTTCTTCATCCCATCCGGCATCCAATGCCATACGGTTGTCCGCAAGGATGTAGGCTTTCTTCTGAGCTTCAGTGAGATGGTCTGCAAAGACACACGGAACTTCGGTGATGCCTTCTTCGCAGGCGGCGGCAATTCTGCCGTGACCTGCGATGACATTGTATTCTCGGTCGATGATGACCGGGTTGACAAAGCCGAACTCTCGAAGCGAGGAGCGGAGCTTCTTGATTTGCTCCGGGGAATGGGTACGGGCATTATTCACATACGGAACGAGCTTGGCCACAGGGACGAGTTGCATTTCGGTAGTTGTTTTCATCAAACCAGCCCCCATTCCGCAAATTTCTCGAAGCCACCGACAGAGCGAATATACTGACGGGCAATGTCCACGATTTCAGCGTAGGGTTTGCCGTCTACTGTGTCATCACCAATGGCACAGCACAGCTCCACAGTTTTGCCGGTTTCCTGGGCTTTGAGCCAAGCATAGATGTTCACGCTGACATCGGCTTTGGATAGGTCTTTGCCGTGAAGTCCACCGCCCGTAACGCTGTCCGCCATATCACTTCCGAGCTTTCGATTGGTAGCACCCGTATCCACATCGGTGCCACCGGTCCAATCACCGAGGGGATTGATTTCCGCACCGGGATACAGCCGCTCAAGTTCCGATTTGGAAGCATTACTCTGGCAAAGAATAAGCCTAACACCGTCCATAATGTATTTCCCGTCACTGGGATATGCTTCATAGATGCGGTGAGCAATGTCAGACAGCTCTTTTTGCTCGTCCGTAACAGGTACACCTTTGAAGATTCCATTGTCCCCACAGCGGATGCCGTTTTCCTGATTAGAGGAAAGGTGTCCGTCCTGTGGCACTTCTACATAATCGACAGCGATATTGCCGGCAATCCTGTGAACGGCCTTGGTAATCTCTGTCGTATCGATGACGGTAGAAGTCTCGGCAATGATATGGCAAATGCCATGCCCGATGAGAACCTCAACGGCAATCTTCGGATTTTCTTCTTTACTGTATGCCAGATCAACAACGGCTCCGGCAATACGATCTGCCACCTTATCCGGGTGGCACGGATTTACTTTTTCAAACATAATCTCATCCTTTCCTTGCACGGAGCAAGCGTTCCATCAAATCGTCCTGTGGATTTGCTCCGCTGTATTCGGTGGAGCAGTTTTCCTTTACGATTTGGAATATTTCATTCCAGAGCCGCACGGCCTGGTTCATATAGTTGATTCCGATGTTAATGAACGGAGACGGGATAGGTTTCTGTGTTGTTGGGTGCTTAGAAAGAAAGCCCATGCGGTTTGTCATTTCTTCGC